ATGTTATATTTAACTAAAAAACAAATTAAAATATTTTTTATAGTATTAGGAGTATTTATAGTACTAGCATTTGGTAGTTATCAAAAAGATAAACGTGCTAAAGCAGACTTAATGCTTAACAATGGAATGACAGAAGAGCAAGCAGAAAATGCACTAGATACAATAAATGATGTACAAGAAAGTGGATATTAAATATGGGCATTTTGAAAATATGAATTAAAAATAATAAATTAAAATAAAGGGGTTTATGAAAAATGAAGTATGGAGTAAGAAAACCAAGTTTAAAGAAATCTATTAGTGCAAGAACTACGGGGAAAGCTAAAAGGACTATTAAGAAAGCTATTATACCTGGCTACGCTACAAGAGGTTGGGTTACTAATCCTAAGAAAGCAGTTTATAATAAAACTACGTTTTCTATTTTTGATATATTTAAGTTTTTTAAGTAATTTTAAACTTAGATAATAAAAAGTGTAGATAAATTTATCTACACTTATACAACACTTTAATAATTATTAAAATTCTAAAATACAGTATATGATAGTACCGTATATAAAAAGAATATTATTACAGATATAATTGTAAACTTCAACCCTTTGTTATAGTTTTTAAATTTAGTAGTGCAAATCTTAGAGTTTATATATATTTGCGATGTTATATCTTTTATTATATCATTTTCTGTTTCATTATTTACACTATTTGAAAAGTCTTCATAACTTGAATTAGATATCGTTTGAAAAGATATATTTGAACTCGTTGCTAACCCTTTTTGTTCATAGACTTTAATATCTATACTTCCTTTTAAAGCTTTACATAAATTCACCATAGATATTATTGATGTTACTATGAATATAATAAAAAGCAGAAGTAACAAGAGTTTATTTAAAGCTATTGATGATACCCCTTTTGAATATATTACTTCTAATATAACTGATATGTTACTAGAACTCTTTGTACCTGTAAAAAATCCAAATAAAACCCCTATAAATGTTAAAACATATGATATTTTGCTATCTGCGTTATCTATCCATGTATTGACTATTTCTAATCTTTTATACAAATCTTCTATCTTATCTTTTTTATCATTCACATGCAAACGCCTTTCCTCTTTACTTTTGTATCTTATAAAATTATATTTTTTTAATATTTTTAATATCTTCATAATACCTTTGAAACTCACCTTTTATTTTAGGGTCTATGGCTTTTTCAATTCTATTTTGTAAACATATTTCTAAATCATATTTATATCTTATATGAGGTATAATATTTTTATATTCTGAACTAACCCAAGAACTATACTCTCCCATTATCAATAGATACTCATAGGCACTTTCATACATCTTCAATGTAGAGTATATATTTACAAGATAGCAATCAACATCTTTTTTTATATCAAGTTCACTTTTACCTGAGCATTTTCCTATTTCAAATACATTTTCTATATACTTAATCCAAAATTCATTTCCTAGCTTAATTATAGCATCACTTTTTAACCACATATCACTTAAAAATTTTTTTAAATTAGAATATATTAAACTTGACTTTGTTTTGTTTATTTGTTTATGCTCTGCTACCTCTATCTGCTTTTGGCTTAATTCAGATTCTTTTTTAGCTAGTTCTGATTCCTTTTTTAATAATTTATCTATAAGTTTATCAACTTTTTCAATTCCACTAGATAGATGATTCTCTACTACGTTTTCTTCTTTAATACCTTCTTTTTTTATTGCTTCTCCAAATTCATCTTTATTATCCAAATAAAAGTTTTCAGCTATATATCCTTCGTAAGTTCTATTACTTTTAGAACGTGTAGCGAATTTCCAAACTCCATCTGCTTTTAAATCTTGTGATATTTTGTTATATGCATCTTTACTAATAAACACTTCTCCTGCTTGTGTTAAATCTGAATATTTACTTGCATGATTTGTAATTTTACCAACCCATACTACATCTTTTTCATTTTCTTTTTCATTATCATGTTCAACGCCCTTCATACCTACTTGAGTAACTAAAACTTTTCCATAAGATATGCCAATACCACATTCTATCAGCTTATTATTAATGTTTTTATGTATGTGCTTATTTAAACTGAAATCTAAGACAGTCTGCATACTTCTTGCACAATATATAGCTTTATCTACAGATGATACAGATATATTTCCATTTTCATCTTTTTCGTCCATAAATACACCCATTATTCTATCACCTAAAAACTGTCTTGTTACTCCTCCATTTTTCCTTACACATTCAACGCACATTCTCATAAAGCTTCTATATATTTTAACCATACTCTTAGCATGACTAGCATCTGACAAGTTTGTTGATTTTCTTATATCTATAAATAGTATTGAACATTTTATTGAATATGATTTATTACTATCTGATAATTGCTCTACAGTTGGTGGATTATTAAAATCTATTTCAATTTCTTCAACAGACTTAGATGTAATGTCCTCTATCCTTTTGTCTAACGTTTCAAATTCTTGTTTTGTTAAGCCTAATCCCATACTAAAATCTCCCTATTTACAATTTTCCTTATACCATTCTTGCATTTTATCCCAAACTACATCTCCCTGATAACACCCTTCTACATAGTTGTATTCAAATAGTTTTTTACTACTCTCCAAAAGGTTATTATATACAAGATTTCCTATTAATATCTTTTTATTAATATCTTTATTTGCTTTATTACATAGGTTTGATGCTGAATTTACTACATCCCCCATCCATACAATTTCATTAATTCCACTGCCACTATATCCTGATTGTATTATTAATGCTCTTCCATAATCTATTCCAATACCAATTTTAATTTCGATTATATTATTTTTTTTTAATTTATAATTTAAAATTTTAATTAATGAATTTATTTCAGCCGAAGCATTAATCATATTCTCAATCTGCTCTTTATATTGTGCTTCAAATATTCCAGATACACAGTCTCCAACTATATTAATTTCTTTACAATCTGAATAACTATTCAAAATAGCAACAACTTCAGATATATAACACCTATAAAGTTTTGCTAATTTTGGTCTTTTATGTTCATCTGTTAAACTTGAAGATTCCCTTATGTCTACAAATATAGCTCCTATATTTACATAGTATCCATTTTCATACGTAAGTTTGTTTCTATCAGGTATCGTTTTGCTTTCCTCATAATTAGAACTACTTGCATTTAATATCTTATCTATTCTTTCTGAACTTTTACTTACATCATATGTTTTAAAATTAGTTTCCATAATATCCCTCCTATATTAAGCTTTAAATACATTATATTACAAAATTTAACATTTATAAAATAGATTACTTTTTAATAATATATGGCAAAATGTAACTTATCTTCTTTAGTTCCTACAAACATACACCTATAGTCTATATCTTTATTGCATCCTATTATATTTACTTTTAACTTTTCATATGATTCAGAGTAATTGTACTCTATATCCAACGTCTTTGCTGGTATGTTTGTTTTCTTCAAAAAAGGAAAATATATAAATCTATTGTCATTTATACAAGGATTTGTACCTGTACTTTGACCCAATTGCATAACTTGACAAAATGTATCTATACAGTTGAACCAGCATATTATATATGCATTTTTACCTTTATTCCCTAGTGCAATTTCATCTTCAATCCACTTAAATTGAGACTTATGTTCTTTCCAAGGTTTTCTATTTGAAGGATTTCCCTTATCACTTTTATAGCTTTTTAAATAATGTAGAGAGATATTAAAACCGTTGTTATTAACAATAATATTATTACCTCTATAATGTACTTTAGTTTTGAATACATTACCTATTCTATTACACATATCTAACAAGCTAAATTGTTCATTAGCAATTTTTCTTAATTCTTCTTTACTATCTAACTCTCGATATTCTTCGTTGAATTCATCAATTACTAATTGGCAAGTAATCCTAAGATATTCTTCTATTGTTGGTTTCACTCCCACTGTCATTCCCCCTATAATTAAAAATAGATTTACTTTAAATTATACCAATATTTTTAAGTTTTATTGACATATTTTGTAAATTTTTCTCTAATCCATATTGACGTGCCGACTTTTGAGTAGTATACTAATATTAAACAAGTTAATAAAATGAGGTGAACAACTTGAAAGAAGAAAGAAATCTTAAAATAAGTTTTACAACATCAGGCTCTGGTTCTGAATCAACACGAATTTCTCTACCTATAAAATGGATAAGAGAATTAGGAATTGATAAAGAGAATCGTGAAGTAATTGCTATACTTGATGATGATAAAATTATTATTAAGAAAAAGTAAACCTATCCCTGCTCTAAAATGAGTAGGGAAATACACCTCAAAATAAAAAAAAGGCACTACAGTTATATAAACTTATAGCACCTATCCTCAAATAGATTATAACTTATATACTTTGTAGATGTCAAATTAAATCAATATTGGAGGGATTAATTTGTTACTCAAAGATTTAAATCTTATTACTTTGCAGGATGTACTTCTGTATAACAAACAATTTAAGTTTGCTTTTACAGTTAAGCATAATAAAGTAACATTTAAATTTGATAAAAATTAAAGGAGGTATAAGTTAAAATGATTTATAATGGATTAGGAAATGGAACAGTTATAGAAAGAAATAAGCAAAGAATTGAATATGTAAAAAGATTAAGCAAGGACAAGTTCTTATTAGAATCTTTATTTAACGATATATTTAAATATGTTGAATTAGGTGAGTTAAAACAAGTTAAGCATAAATTAAGTGTGTTGTTTTGTGAGGACATACCTAATAATTTCATTCTAAGGATATGCAATAATTACAATTTTAAAACTGATAAAGAAATTAGAGAGATAAAAACTTGTATTATACATAGATATGTCAAATATCCAGCTAAAGGATTTATTTGGAATATGTTTGATGTTTATATGAATTATTCTAATTGAAAAATTAGTCCTACCCTAAAAAAGTAGGACTTTTATATTATATTTTTTTGACAATCTGCTCTAACATTTTATTTTGGTAATCTTGAATCATTTTTTGAATTGTATTTAAATCTATATTTTGAGTATTAGCACCAGTGATGTTTACAAGAGGTACATTATTATTATTATTGATAACAATACTTTGATTATTATTTATAGTACTACCTTTATTACCATATAACTTTTCACTATCATAATCTATATTAAGTGTTTTAGATATATCACTCATGGATTTCATAGTATTTAATGCTATTGATAATTCATTATTTAAATCATTTTTCAATATTCCAGACATAGCACCAAATGATTCTAAACTGTTATCAAAGAAATTGTTCATGGTATCTGTTAGACTTGATACATTACCATCTATATCCTTAAATATACCCGTAGCTAAAGAGTTATTAACCATATTAGCAATACCTTTATCATCAAATAATTTATTTAATGATTCAAGACTTCTATCAGTTTCTTCTTTTAGTCTATCAGCTTCTCTATCATACCCTTCATTAACTTGTTCATCTAATTTGGATTGTACAGTATATTGTAACTTCTTATTCATTTCATCCATTTGTTTAGATAATTCTTTAAATCTTTTCTGACCAACTATAGATGTATCACGACTTGCATTATCTAAATCTTTTTGTAATTCATTTATAGCATCTTGTTGTTCTTTAATGTCATTCTTATAATTTATTTCTTTTCTTGAATCATTATAAGCTTGCTTTTCTTTATTAATTGCATCTATCTTGGATTTACTTTCTTCATCTATAAGTTCTTTTCTATCCTCTATTTCCTTTTTGTATACATCTGTAATTTTCTTTTGTACATTAGATGTAGTTTGAAGTTGTTCTGTTAACTCCTTCTGTACCTTTTCTTTCATTTGGAAATTAATATCTGCAATTTCTTGTTTATTCTTTAATATAGTATTATTTAAATCTAAATATTTTTGTTCTGCTCCATAAATATTATTTGTAAGACTTTCATATTCAGATATATATTTTTTAGTTAGTTCCAAAGCTTTAGATGATTCATCTGCTCTTTTCTTAGCATATTCAGCTTGATTCTTTAATCCTTCATTATCAGATTGCTTAGATGATTGATTACTTAAATCTTCTGCATAATTACTTAATCTTTCATATTCTTTATTAAGTTGTATTAATTTTTCTTGATAGTTAGATATATCACCTTGACTATTAAACATGAATCCTCTTTGTCTCAATAAACTACTAACTACATCCCTTTGTTCTTTATATTTAGATTCAATATCAGATTGAACTTTAAGTTGTGAATTATATAAAGCATTTTGTTTTTCTATTAAGAATAATTTATCCTTACCAAATGCATTAGACATTTCTTTATCAATTTTAGTTATTTCATTTGCAATTCTTGATAATCTACTTTCTAATTCGCTAAATTGATTTATATTGAAATTAGTAGAATCTACAAATGAACCAAGTACATCGTTATTAGATGCCCCAGTATTAGCACCACTTGGTATAGGACTTTGTGAAGGTTTTACACTTGCACCAGTTGACATAGGCACTGAACTATTACCAGTTGATTGAGGGATTGGACTTTCAGAAGGTGCAACACTTAATGGTGCAAAACTTTTAGCTTTATTTACAGATTTAGAAAATTCTTCTCCACCTGCACTAAATGCATTTTTAACTTTATTATATACGTTATTAAATGTATTTTTTATTGTATTTACAACGGCTGTAATTGTAAATGTTTTATTTTTTATTTTTTGATTTTCAACTTCTTGTACTTTGCTTTTAGCAGATGAAGATGAACCACCATCAGAAACATTGAATTTTTTATTATTAACCTTTTTATTATCTAATCCAGTTACTTTATTCTTCATATTATCTGATGAACCTTTATCACTAACATTAAACGCTTTGTGTCTAATTATTTTACTATCTAATTGTTGTGCTTTAGATTTCATTAAATCAGATGAACCATTATCAGTGACTTTAAACGGTTTAGTATTTACTTTCTTATTATTTAAATCATCAACATCTTTATTTGCTTTACTTGTATCGACATTTGCTTTAGATTCTTTATCAGCTACCTTTTTAGCATTTAAAGTTTCTATTTTCTTTATAGCATCCCCAGTTTCAGCAAGTACTTTTGTACGCTTCTCTTTAGGTAAACTATCAATCATCTGCTTAATGAATGCTGGGTTACTATTTGTATCTTTAGACATTTCAGTTATAATTGATATCTTCTTATCTACTGGTAATAATTCTAAAGTTTGTTTAACTTGGTCTATATTTTTACCACTTTCAAAAGTATCAGCTAAAACTTTAATAGTTTTCTCTATTGGTATATTTCCTAATGCATCTTTTAAGCTAGTTGCACCTTGTAAAGCTTGTGCATTATCAGCTTTTAATAATGTCATAACTTGTGGTGGTACAGTTTGAAGCATTCCATTATACATAGAAACGGCTTGTTGTTCTTCTGTTATACCATTTGCTTTAAATTGAGTTTGAATTTCTTTAGGTATATCATCATATGATTTAGCATAAATTTTCACATTATTACCTGCATTATTCCAAATTTTATCCATATCATTTAGGAATTTTTCACTATTTTTCTTAGTTTCTTCACCCCTCTTTTTGATATTATCAACTGAAATTTTATATTCTGCATCTAATTTCTTAGCACCTTCACGAAGTTTATCAGCTTTACCATCCATACCAATTGAATCATAGAAATTAGCTAATGCTTTGGTTGAATTAGATTCAAATTTTAATATTTGAGCGTGCGCACCTTCTAAGGCATTTTGTACTCCATTTTTTAAAGTTGTCCATCCTGCAACCGCTCCTTCTGGTAATAGCTTAATTGATTCGATAGCATTATTTGTAAATTGTAATACTTCCTTTAATAAAGGTAATACAAGTGAACCTATAGTAGTTGTTAGTTTAGTCCACTCACTTGAAATATCTTGTTTCATGGCTTCTGCTGACCCCTCATAAGTATCCTTTGCATTTTCCATTGCACCTGCCGTATTATTAATTTCAGTATTAACATTACTCCATGCTTGTACTATCGAATCTGAACCATATTCAACTGTTCCTTTAAAAATATCTTGTAATGCTTTAGCACGTTCAGTTTCATCACCAATACCCATAATTTTACCAGATACTAATTGAAGTGCTTCACCCATAGTCATAGAACCATTATTTATTTTTTCTTTAACATCGTCTATATCTAATCCAATATCTTTGAATGCATCTTTACTAGCTTTTGAACCATCTGTCATAGTTAATGTAAATTCTTTTAACATATCCGCAGCCTTGTCGGATTCTACCCCAGTTGCATTCATTGCATCCTTGATTAAATTAAATGATTCTTGTCCAGATAATCCCATCTGACTAAATATTGGTGAATATTCCGTTAATGTGTCCATCCAATCACCAGATATATTTAATCCTTGTTGTTGTCCTGCTATAACCATATCCATAGCTTGTTCACTTGTCATACCCCAGTCATTCATAGCGGTTGTCATAAACCTAGTTGTTTCTGATGTTTCAAATCCCATAGAATTTAATAATGACATATCTTTAGCTAATGCGACTGTATCTTGTTGACCTAATTTAAATCGTTGAGATAACATACCAACGGCTTCACTTACTGATTCAAAGTTATACCCACAATTAGACGCTTCATTTATAGTATTCATTAATTGCTCTGCTTTTTCTTTAGTTGCTCCAAAATTAAGTTGTAAATCAGTTAATGCCTTATCATATGTTAATGCCCCACTTATAACTTGTTGTGCAAATACACCTGCTATTGCCAAACCTGCACCCTCTGCTAATAATCCAAGTCCTCCGAATTCAATTCCTAATTCTCTTAATAAATCTTTTACAACTCCTAATTTTTCACTATCAAATAATGAACCTAAATCAAATCCTCCACCAGTCATTCTATCATTCATATCTTCCAATTCACCTTGTAATCCATTGACAGATGTTTGAGTATTATTCAATTCAGTTTGATATCTATTTAAGTCTTGAACCGCTTGATTTATTTCGTTACCACTTCTATTAAATGAATCCCTTAATTGAAGTAATTCATTATTTAATTGTCGTGCTTCATTAGAGTTTTCACCATATTCAGATTTAGCTTGACTTAATCTACTTTCTAATTGAGATATTTCATTTCCTAATTGTTGATGTATATCTTTATTAGAATTTAACTCTTGTTCTAATTCTCTTATAGCATTTTCATATAATCCTATTTTAGAATTAGAACTAGATATTTTTGCTTCAATTAAAGTTATATCATTTGCTAATCTTTGGAATCCTTGTCCAGAACCAGTTAGTTCACTATTTAACCTTTTAATTTCGGATTCAGTTAATTTAAAAGCACTATCAACTTCTTTTAAACTACCTTCTAATGATTTAGTTCCATTTGATAAATTTTCAAATTGACTTTTAGCATTAGATAATTCACTTCCAAATGAAGTTAAGCTTGCTTTAGTTGAATTTATATCTGTATTTAACCTTTGTAACTTTTGACTATTTTTAATTATAAGTTTGGCTTGTTTCTCATACTCTTTACTATTTTTTCCATATTGTTGTTCTAATTCAGATAATTTAGCTTTTTGTTTATCAACTACATCAGTTAACCTTTCAGATTCCGATTTCTGTTTCTCTAATTTAGTATTAAATAAATCTATTTTTTGTTCTGTAGATTTTATTTTATTATCTAGTCCTTGATAACTATTACCGTAATCATCAATTCCTTTACCTGCATTCTTTAGATTTCTGTCTAAATCTCTAACCTCTTTATTAATTGCCGTCATTTGTTGACCAAAACTACCATTTTCCAACGACAACTTAATAGCTATATTTTCCTCCAAAATAATCACCACCTTCTATATTTATCAAAAAAGGTATTAGCCTAAAATAAGCCAATACCTAACGTTTCTTTTTCTTTTCATCTTGTTTATCTAATCCATTAAATTTAATATATGCATCTCTCATTTTAAAGAAGTATTTAGGTTGTATATTCCAGAAATCTTCTTTTCTATTCAATATGCTATACCACATGTATTCATATTCATCTAAATCCCAGTCCTTAACAGTTTTATTTCTGTTACGTTTTGAATATGGGTTATCTATTCTGCTTTTTTTTTATCAGATTCGTCACCAGTTGGCATTGCACTATTTACAATATTTATAATACCTTTTGTAATTTCAACTCTATCTTTAAGTTTTAAATTTTCATATATATCCTCACTTAATAATTGTGTGTGACATCTTTTTATAGATTGAACCAATAGCTCTAACATGACCATATAATTTTCTTTAGTTAGTTCTTCCATCATTTCGGGAATAGTTATGTTCTTTTTTATTACTTTTAATTCATTTTGTGCTAATGCTATTGCTCTAAAATCTAATCTTGCATAATACTTAGTATCATTTAAATTTAATTCCACTGTTTCATCAAACATTTATTTCACCTCAATTATTATTTATTTTATATCACTTGGTAATTGTATACTTTTAAAGAAATTATATATTACTGTTGGATTAGCAAATTCAGTATCTATTTTAAAATAAGTTAAATTATGTCTACTTGAATCTGGTATACAATTAAATTCTAATTCTAAATCATTTTGTTCCAATGATTCTTTTATTGTACTTGAATCTATATCAGTAATATCAAATTTACACTTATAAAGAACTGTATGAATTTTATGACCATTTGCCTTTTCTTCTGTAAATAATAATGTCACATAGGGTGCATTTGTATTATCATCCATATATAATTCACCTCGTTCACTTCCTTTAAATCCTAGTAATTCCTTCATTTCAGTAAAACTTAATCCTAATAAACTTAAATTTCCATTACCATTTAATGCTCCATTTAACTTTATTGTTGGAAATCCATTTATATATGCTACTTGGGAATCTTGTTCAAATTCAACTGATAATTCTATTGCACCACTTAATTGTTTTATTGCAATACCATCTATTGAATAATGTATATTAGATAATCCAAATATTAATTTATCCTCTATGTTAATCACCTTCTTTGCATTTTTAAATCCCGTAACAAAGTGATTGCAACGGTTTAAAATTTATATTTTCGTTTAAAATAAGAGTTTTAAATATCCGATAAACACATAAATATTCTTGATATATCATTCTTTAAACCATATATATATTCGTCTTGTTTCTCATTACTTGATAATAATCTTGAATTAATATTCCCTAAATCTTCATATGGCTAAGTTGGAGTGTCACTATCATCTATTTCATATTCTTCAAATAAATCTTTATCATTAATTGTATAAATTTTTCTATCATCTTTAATTTTTCCTTTAAGTTTAAATGTTCCTAATTGAATTAAATATAACCATAACTCTTCATCCATTGTGATATTAGGCTCTGGAATACTGTCATGTATCTCTTCATTTTAAAAAACCTTAAACTCAAAGTCATCATATGCTAATTTGTAATATTTATCATTTGTCATTTGCTTTTAATATTCACCTACTAATTGTTAATTTTCATTTTTATATTTATATCTATATTTATTTGAATATCTATCTTTAATTTGTTCATCTAACTCATTAATTACAAACCATATAAATAACCACATCCAAAAATTAATAGGATAAGTTGTATCTAATTGATGTGTACACCCAAAATTAAATATATCCATAATCCAAACTAAACTTATTATAAATTTAAATATATACCACATATAACCACCACCTTAAGTTTTAATAATTTATTTAATCTTATTTACTTTTTTTTAATCACAAATAATATAATCATAAAAAAATAAATAAAAAAGTGAGTGAAATTAATCACCCACTTAATATAATTAATCTAATTCTAATGAAGCAACTTCTTTTTTAACATTTTTATTAGGTTTAATTGCTTTTGCTCCAACATTAATTACTTTTTTTTTGGAACTTGTACCTCTGTAAAGAATCCAGATACTACATCAGCATTTGCTTCTGTATCAGTTGTAGATACTTCATAGTATGCAGTTTTCTTGCCATCTATTTCCTTTTCTATAGAAGTAAAAGGTATTTCAAGTACAGTTTCCTCTACTGAATCTTCTATAGTTGTTGATGTCATATTTCCTAATTGGAATTTACAATCATATACAACATTATATATATATCCACCAGATGCTAAATTTCTTCTAAATAGTAATGCAAATCTAGGTTGTTTTGATTCACTTGATTGAACATATCCACCAACGTGTTCAGCACCAGATAATAAACATTTTTCAGCTATTGATAACGCTCCAACTGTTAATGTTCCCTCTCCTGGTTGCATTGTATTTATTTGATATTTTGGTGCATTATCTCCATAGAAAGTTGTTGTATTACTTTCATATGATACTTCACATGCCTTTGCATATTCTAATGCCACTGGTGTAGCATAAGTATTTGTTGCTTCATCATACTTTGCAACGTGTATATTATCTAATCCATAAACTATTTTTTCTTCTATAGCCATATATTTACCTCTTTTCTGTCAACTCGACCATTAACACCATTTAAATTTTTGCATTAAAAAAAGAACTATTTCTAGTTCCATACTTTTTTAATGAAATCTATGTTCTTACAAAAATGAGTTTCTGATTTCATATCATTAATACCATCAAATTTGAATCCATTAGATTTCATTAGATTTTTAATTTGTCTATATTTATCTAAATCTTTACAACTCTTTTCATACCAATAATTAATAGCTATATAATATGTTGTTGCTTGACTTATATTATCCGCAACTTCAACATCCTTTTCTAAGTATATACTAAACAATACATAGTTAGCAGGCTTGTTAGTATTGTTAACATTTAATTCTTGATAGTAACAAGGTATATTTAAAGATTTAATTAAATCCATTATTTCTTTATTCAAGGTTATCACCTCATTTATTTAATCCCTAAGTCTTTGAATATTGATTCCGCTATTGTATTAACCGCTTCACCTTTATATTTTATAGATGCTTCTTTCATCCACTTTTTACCGACCATTTTTTCAGTTCCGAACTCCTGCATATAACCGTAGCGTTGGACATCTTCATCACCAACAATTTTAACTTTTATACTTGCGTTTGCTCCACTTTTATAATCAGCTTTATCAATAGATTCTTCTAAATGGTGAGTATCTTTGGGACAAGTTTCAATGCATCCACCTTTTAATATATCAGCACCTTTATTTAATCCATTTTTTGATATATCAGATTTCGCTTTCTTTTCAATATTTTCAAGTCTTGATATTAATTTACTCATATTAGTTTCTATTCCCATACTATTTCACCAAATTACAAGATAATTCCATAAATGATAAATCTTCAAATGGATATACATGTTCAATGTTATACACTTGATTATCGAATTTTACAAAATGATTATTATTTGTAATTCCTTTTCTATATCTGATTATAAATCTAATATCATAAGTAGTTGTATTATCAGTTTCACGACTTGATACATATTTTACTTTTGCTCTAGGTGTAGCAATTGTAGTATAAGTGTTTTCAGTTCCGCCATAGTCATTTACTATTTCTTGATATGTTTGAATTTCTATCTTATTTCTAAGTTCTCCAATTCTAACTTTATCCATATTAATTCACATCCTCATAGCAATATTGTAATTGCATTAATAAGCATTGTAAGCTATAAGCCAATTTCTCATCAGTTCCAATAACTTCTCTATTCTCATACCAATGACCAATTAACATTAATATTGCTAATTTATATAATCCATTATCATAACTAGATATTTTAGAACCACTGTTCTTTATATACATTTCTGCGGTTAATTTAAGTGCAGTTATCAAAGTATCATCATCATCAAAATCAACTCTTAGAAACTCTTTAATTTCTTTTAGTTCCATTTAATCACCTCTTTTAAAGTGATAATAAAAAGAGATAGAAATTAATCTACCTCTTTAACCACCTTCCTTTTTCTAGGCTTCCTAGTTTTAGGTAGTTCTACTGGTATATCTTCAACAATTATCTCTTTATTAGGTTTAATTGCTCTTGCACCAGTAGATTTATTATCACTATTTATTACAAAGATATTCTAACTTTAACCATCGCTTCTTTATCTACTGGTTTTACATCGTATCTTTCTATCGCTCTTAAATATAAAGCATTCTTAGCAAATCCAGCATGTTCAGAAGTCATAACTTCTAAGCCTTCTCTATCAAAGAATGTAACCATTTCAGATAATGAACCAACAAAGAAAGGTATTTGAGTTTGTTCAACATCTTCAACAGTAGCTTTTTCAGTGGCTAACATATTATTAGACACTCTAACTATTTCTTTTCCTTTGTAGAATTTAGCACCTGGCATATCTAACCTTTCAGTTAATAAAGGTTGCCCATTTTTATCAGTTAATTTATCTAAATAATCATATCCATCTTGATTAGTTAATATTATAGACATATCTGATATAGCAGTATCTAATTCCTTATTTAAAGCAGTAGCTATTATATCATGTGAGTTTGAAGTACCTTTATCAGTTGCAGTTTTTACTATTGCTAATATATCTTTGTTTTCTTTTCTAACTGCTTTTTTAGCAAATCTAGTTCCTATATATGGAGTTAATCCAGCTTTTTCATCAGCTAATAATTCTCTTGAAACTGGTATTATATCACCACAAGATTTAACTTTATAAGCTACTTGACCAAATTTTATAGAAGATGGGTTTATATCAGTCATTTCATCGAAATCAACTAATTCATCTTCTGCTCCTACTTCTATAGGCATATTTCCAGACATTGAACCAACTGGTATTACGTTACATCTATCCTTTAATGGATTTAATTGTCTTTTAAGTTCATGTATTTGTGCTTGTTGTTCAACTGGAACTAAAAATCCACCATCTTCACCAGTTTTTTCAACTAATGCATTTTCTGCATCTGTTAACTGTCTACCTAACAATGCTTTATTTAATGCAACATTTGCATTTGCTTTTTTATTCTCATTTAGACTTGTCATATTTTTTATACCTTCTTCCTTTTCTTCATTTTCTAAATCTTTCATTAAATTTGCTTTATCTTGCATTTGCTCTATTTCTTTTTTCATAGCCTTACATTCATCTATCTTGTTTTCAGCTAATAAATTTCTTGCTTCAACTTTTTTGTTTTCTATTTTTTCTAATAATTCTCTGTATTCTCTTGACATAATTTGTCCCTTTCATATAACCGTTTTTAATTTTTGCATAAAAAAAGAACCTAAATTAATTCAAGTTCTAACATTAGCTTTTCTTTTTCAATTTGTAATTGATTAGATATTTCATCTTCATCAACTTTATTTTCTGTTTCTTTAACGTTTTCAGTTAATTCTTTAGGTATTTCAGTAAATCTATTTAGATAATCTGATTCAACTTTATTAAATACTTCTAAACTATCTGATATTTCAATATCAAAATATTTAAAAGCATCTTCACCAGTTAACCAAGTTTCTTTATTAACCATTTCTTCAATAGTTGATATGTCTACTCCATCTTTTAATTTCTCTTTATAGATATTTATAATGCCTTCTTGTAACTTATCTAGTGTTTCAGATACTTGTCTAAGTTCATCAGCATTACCATAAGTAGCCACCCAAGGCTTATGAATCATTAACCATGCATTGTTAGGTATAATTATCTTATCACCAGCCATTGCTATGACCGATGCAATACTTGCTGCAACTCCATCAACATAAACTGTTTTATATCCTTTATGCCTTTTTAACATATTATATATAGCAATTCCTGCGAAAACTGAACCACCGCCAGAATTTATATATATATTTAAATCTTTATCACCAACTTCATCTAAAAAGTTTTTTATACTCTCGGGATATTGGTCTGTATCATCCCATGAATCCCAATATGAACTAACTATATCCGAATAGAAATATAAATCTACTGAATCATCAGTCATATTTTTAAATTGGAATGCTTCTTTTACATTATCTTTATATTGTTTACTCACTGCTATCACCACCTCCTTTTATATACTGTAAACCAGCCATTTCAATAGGAATATAGTTACCATTAACTAATAAACGGTCTCCTTCTGGTTTAGTTTCTAATCCTAACATTAGTCTACATTCATTGGATGTTTTAATACCATTATTGTGTAAACTAGCTAATATTTCTGTCTTTGTCTTTTCATCGGTTCTTAAAAGTACACCTTCATTGAATTTATAATAATATCCTTGTTGAATTTTATTATCACTTAATAATTTATAGGATATTTCATCTTCATACATTTTTAAAATATATTGCAATGTATTTATTAAGAATGCTAACATTTCAGATTCAGAATTGCTATAACTTGATTTCTCATAATTATTAATAAAAGTTGGTGAAAGTCCGAATGCTCCAGCTATCTGATTAGCGGTTAACTTCTTTAGACTTTCAAATTGTGCATCTGATAACTTAATGTCTAAAGGTTTTAAACTCATTCCTAAAGGTACTGGAATTATTTTACCAGCATTAGTTGAACCATTAGCAAAACTTTCAAAAGTTTCAACTAACTTTTGTTGTCCAGCTTTATCTAAATCACCAGTATATTCTAATACCCCTCTACCACTTAACCCATTTTTATATAAGTTAGTTAAAAAGTTCTGTTGATGCATATTACCTTGAAATAAACTAGATAATGTATCTCTTACTGGAATACCAACTAAACCATTTTCAGTATTAGATGATTTAAAGTGTAATATTTCATCCTTATTAAATACGTATTCTTTACCAGTTTTAGGTTCATTATATACATACCATAGGGCATTATCTTTACCAAATATACCATCATTATCTACCATAACTCTTACATTATTAGGTTCTAATATCCACATATCTTTTAATTTACTACCTTTAAAATTCAAATATGCATAGCTATTTCCATAATGATTACGATGTAATTCTAATGTAGTCCAAAATGTTGTAGCACTCATATATGGATTAGGTCTTATTTTTATAATATTCCAATTATTATCACTAACTTTTTTGACACCTTTATTTGATTCTTGAAACATATTTAAAGGCATTTTGCCTATTGTTTCAGATAATATTTTAAGGCATGTGAAATATACAACTTCACCCTTTGAATCATTAGTTAAATTATTTATATTTATTCCTAAAGTTTTTAATAAAATAGATTCTTCTGGTGTTAAAGTTAAGTTATTTGCATTGAAGTTATTTTTATAATAATTTGTGTTCTTAGCAAAATTCATAGCTTTGTTAAATATTTTCATTTGTTCACCTTCTTTCAATTTATGACATAATCATTTAAATCAGATTACCCATCATTTTAAAATATTGTTCTAATGAATCATTAATATTGAATAAATTTTCACTTTTATATGCCAGTTTATAAGCATCAATAACACTGTCCACTGGGTCTATTCTTTGAGTAGATTTATCTTTATCAATCTTAATGAATCCTTCTGAATTACTAACTGTTTTTGCATTTCCGAATGACCAAAATAATAACTCATTATCACCATTAAATTTAACATTACCACTTTTTATAGATAGTTTTAAATCTTCTGTTGGGTCGTTTAATGATTTATGAGATTGATATATTTCAACGGTATTATCTGAAACCATTTCATTTAAATCTGATAAAAACATATCGGCATTCCTTTGGTCGTAACCAATTTGTTGAACTTTTAATTCATACTTATCTATTAAATCTTTCAAATATGATATTATGAATTTATAGTCATTTCTTATTCCAGAATTTGTAGAAGTAGTTGTTATTAACCCTTTTTTCTTCCATGAATCATAAGGAACGCTATCCGATTTAATATGTTCATCTAATCTTTTTTCTGGCATAAATGAATGTGAATGAATAAAATATTTTGTTTCATTATCTTCTATATAATCAAAAATAAGTGCTAATGAAGTTAAATCACCACCACTTGATAAGTCAATTCCTATATTACATTTTTTACCTTTGAAATCAGCAATAGTTAAAGGTGATTTACATTTTACTAAATCTTCTCTATCTATATATTGATTTTCACTAAATTCAGTCCATATATTCAAGGCTTTAACTAGAAAATCTTTGTAATCATGACCGCCTATATCTTTTGCCCTTAATCCAGCTTGTTCTAAATTATATAAATCATCTTCATCTTTAGCAACTAATGGATTACATTTTATCCAATTATCTGTATTCCAAATATCATCATCCTTATCCATTTGTGCAATATAAATAAATTGTGAATCATTTTCATATATTCCTTCTAAAATTCCACAACAGTATTCATATAACTCATGACAATAACCATTTATATTAAATCCAGCAGTTGTTATTGAAGATATTAGACATTCTTTTAACTTCCTTGTTCCACCTTCTAACTGTTTAATCATTTGATTATCTTTATGAGCGTGTAATTCGTCTACGATTCCAACATATGGGCGATATCCATCTATTGATTTTGTATCTCTTCCTAAAGCACGTATAACTGAATTAGTTAACTTACATTGTATTTCACCATCATATTCTTTTATTTTAAATAATGGTTCTAATTCTTCATCGGCTCTTATGAATTTAATCATTTCATTTAATACTATTTCAGCTTGCGACATTTTAGTTGCAGTACAATATATTTGCCCATGTTTGTAAGGGTCGAAGTTACCATAATAAGTTCCTATAATTCCATTCAGAAATGATTTTCCATTCTGACGTGATAATTGAACATAACTATTTCTAAATCTTCTTGCATCATTCTTTTTTATCAACCATCCATTTAAAGAACCTAGTATAAATACTTGAAATCCTTCTAATTTAACACTTTGATGTTCTGAACCTTCGGCAATGGTTAAAGTTTCTGCATAATTTAAAATGTCATTAGCTTTATCTACATTAAAATAATATTTATAATCTTCATCTTTACTTTTTTCTAAATCATTCAAGTGTCGTAAACACGCTAGTCTAACATATAAACCAGTTACTATTTTTTCATCTATAACATCTTTTGCATATTGCGTTACCCTATCTAAACAATTATTTTGCAAAGACAATGAATTTATTTTCCTTTTTCTTAGTATTACTTGAATCATCTGGCTCTAATAAATCATGTAATAGATATAATAACTTAGTAAAGGACAATATATTATCCCTCAATTCTTTATTCAATGGATTTATTTTTAAATTTCCAGTAACATTTTTTGTATATAAACCTTCTAACTCAATTCCCTTTTTACAAGATTCTATTAATTGTAAAGCATCTAAACAATTATTAAATATTAATTCTTGTTCCTTAGTTTTAATTTTATCTTTATAGAATTTTTTAAATTGAGGTATAGATGATTTCTTAGATTTAAATTCTACAACAAATTTCTTATCAATTAAATCTTCTCGTTCTCCAGATTTTAATTCTCTTTCACCTCTACGGTAATGTTTATAATATTCATTTGAACTTGCCAAACTATCACTCCTTTCATAATTGTTTTAGTTAGATTTCTTATTTTGTTCAACTTTTTACTTTCAAAAATGAGTTTTTCCGCAAGTTTTCACCTCTCGGGCTTTTCGTTCTCCTACTTAAAACTTTATTTACCGCCCCTACCCATTGTAATTAGTATGTTTCAAAAATTTATCACTCATTTCAAAAAATAATTTTATATTTTAATTAATTTCATTTTCATTTCAAAATTTATAACTTTTTAATCATTTTTAAGCTAAAAATATAACTTTTCTGCACGTTTTCTAGCATTAATTGCATCTTCTTTATTAGCATAAGTTCCTAAATTAATTCTTCGTGTGTCGATAGTTATATATGCTCTATATTTATTTTTAGATTTATCAAAACTCACACCAGTATAACCACTTCTATTCATATTCATTTTAAATTGTTCTCTATATTCTTTAATAGTAATAACTTTTAAATTATTTCTCCTAAAGTCTAATACATTATCATTAATAAATATTATTTTATTTAAATCTTTATCAACATCTAACATATAATATTCTAATCTTGCATTTAACTTTGCATTGTTCTTTACATACTTATATTTATAATCAGATATGCACCATTTATATTTAAGTATATCTTTATCTTCTTTATCAATCATGAATGAAACAACACGTTCACCTTTATTATTATTACAATGGACTTCAATATAATCTTCATGTTCATCATAACTATTATACTTGCTATATCTTTTATCAACTAACATACACACACATCCTTTCACATATAATTATGTAATACAAATAAGGATAGACTAATGTAATATCAATCTATCCTTTGAGTATATTCTTATTAACTATATCCTTTAAAGTATCTTGCATTTCCTTTTTAAGTTTATCATTCTTATCATAATGTAAATGTATATTCCTATGACATTTATTACATACTGATATTAGATTACTCTTATCTAATGCTAAATCTTTATCTTCACTTAATGCAACTATATGATGTACAACATCTTTATGCTTAATAGTATTCTTAGATAAACATAACATACACATTCCTTTATCCCTTTGTGCAATATTCTTTGATGTTATCTTCCATCCTTTACTATTATAAAAAGATTGCTTCTCTTTATCTCTTGATACTCTATTGTATTCTTTGTATCTTATCTTAACTTTACCTTCACATTGATTACAATATCTTGTACCTAATGGAACTAATACCTTATTACACATAGCACAATACTTTAACATTGCCAATGATTACGCACATCCTAACTTATGTTGTATCTTATTAAATATAAATGTAGCATCTTCTTTAGATACTGCTTTGATATTCTTAAAGCGTTCATCATTGTATCTTATTTTTATATAATCCCCTTTAACATTATCCCACATTATCTTAACGCTATATATATTATCAAGTGATATTATTTCTTCACCTATTGTTATATACATACACACTCACTCCTTTACATATCAGCTAATATTATTTGCCTTCTAATTTATCATATATTTCATTGAACACTTTATCTTGTTCCTTATCATCTTTAGTTTGTATAACTCTAAATCTATTTAGATTATCCAATGAATTAAATGTATCTGCCAAACCTCATATGCAATTGATACATTACCACCTTTATTCTAAGTTTCTAATAAATAATTGACCTATTAACACATCTTTTAATTTTTCTTCATCATTTATATAAGCAGTTGAAGTTTTAAGTTTAATTCCTATATAATTAAAATAATTAAATGTTACTATTGAAGTTTTACCATTTGTTTTTATGTTAGTTATTTTAATATCTGTTGGATATTCTACACCATCGCATACATATTTCACAGTGTCCATAGTTTGCAAACCCTCAATATTAGGTCTATGTTCACGCATATCTTCTATGCTTAATCCAACTGGAAATAAAATATTAGTATATTTATCTTTATAATCAACATAACCTTTACTATAATCAAATATTAATTTATTATCTTCTTTAGATTCATATGCTTTATTAATAGTTGTTGACATTTTTTTATTGAATCTATTTTTAAATTCAAATAATTTAGTGTCCATTTTACTAAAAATTACATCAGCATATGTTTTATTGTTATATCTTTTAAATATTAATACTTTTTTATATATATTTGTTTCATCATATCCAATTGAACATTTAACACTTTCAATATCTTTTTCATCTAATGCACATGATATTGCATATATTAAATCATCTTTAATATCTTTTTCTGAATCAAATTCATTAGTAAATTTATTGTCCATTTTACCAAAATTATCATTTAAAACTTCAACGCTTATTATATTTCTTACTATCATATATCTCACACCTCACCCATTCTTAATACTTTTTATAATTCTATATCTAAGTTTAATAATTGATAGTATAGTTCACTATCATTTATAACAGCTAAAATTATATCAGCTAAATTATCATCTACTTCTATATCTAATTGCCGAATATCGCACTCATTCTGCAGTAGCTCTTTTATCTTTTCTCTTTGTTCTAACACATCAGTTACACCTTCTTTCAATAAATATTTTTTATTGAATACTTTTTAACATGATACAAGATATACAAAATTGACTAAGGAGGTTTTAATATTCAAATTTAATTTAGGAGATTTAAATGAGTAATAAATAAAAAATACCTTATACCATGTTAAAAAATATTCAATATATGTAAATGATTAACCGCACAAAAGTTAACCACACTAGAATCCATAGTTAAGAAAATATGTAAGATAAACCACATAATTAAATGCAGCTTATCAGAAAGGATGCATATACCCATATGAAAAAAGTATATGTAAAGACAGTGTTTAATCCGTTCGCACTGTCTAATTATATTTTAAAATTTTGGAGGTTTTAAAAATATTGTAAATAAACTAATAAAAAATAAAAAAGAGATTTACAAATTTGAATAATAAATGTGGATATTTGAAAGGTTATTCCCCTTCCTATTATATTAGTAGTGTTTATATGTTAATTTATGTTAACATATATATAACAACATGAAATATTTTTAATATGTTCAAAATTGATACCTCTATTATGGGGGAATCCAGCATTTACAATATATTTAAAAACGGAAAAATCCGTTTTCATGATTATCAATATTCATCTATTATTCTTTAGCTATTGGCTTTCTACTTTGCATCAATACTTCATATAATCCATCTTATATACACATTCTATGTATCAGCTTTTCTTCATCATCTACCTTTCTACAAACTGTATAACCATCTTCCGTTAGAAATATAGCACTATAACTATTAGTTAGTGTGCTTCTTGAAGATGCCATTTTAAAAGGCATCTTTATTTTTTCATCATCATCAACACTAGATACCATATCTCTTGGTTTACTATGTTCTATCCAATCTGCAACATCCTTTGCTAAAATAATGGATTTTCAAAATCTCCGAAAACTTGTATTATTTGTACGAGCGATTATTTTGAAGTACCCCTGCGATAATATCACTATGGTTTATTTGTATCTTTACTTCCTTTTCCTTTTCATCTTCATTAGTTGGTATATATCCTCCAGTTTGTCTTATAGCTGGCAATACTTCATCAGTAACCCAATCTTGAAACCTTTCAGCATTTTCTTTCCTTGATTTAAATATTAATTTATAAACTCCACTTTCAGTTAATAAGTTTTCTCCAGCATTGTTTAATTTTCAGATATGCATAGTATGCATATCTGAATTTTTTATTTTTATTACTTGTTTTTCATTCATATTTCTTATATTGTCATTTACATTTTTTATATCTAAACATTCAGCAACATGATTAATAACTGATTTTAGAATTTATAATATTTGTAAAATTATTGACCGTTTAAATTAGATTCTAAGGACTTATAAATTAATCTTTGATAGTTTATACCTATGATATTTATATCTAATTTAAATAGATTATATAAAATAAGATTCAAATTATAATAACATTACATATTGAAATGATGGTTTTTATCATTGAAATATAAATAAGTTTTTGTTTGACTTTTTTTAAAAAGGAATATATGTATATTAAATTCTTATTCTTACTTTTAGGAAAAGTAAATCAAAATGTACAACCCTTATAAAAGTATAAAAACCATACTTTTATCTTCCCTTTGTTAAGGGAATTTTTTGTAATAAAAATTTTAATTAAAACGTATCCCAATTTAACTTCAAACCAATATATTAGATATTTAGTTAAAATTGGATACAAATACATTGACTGTATCCAAAATTTACTATATAATATTTATATTGGATATTTAGTTGTAAATGGATACATTTTAAATATTATTTTGAAAGGAGAAATACAATATGAAAAATAAGATGTTAGATTTAAAATACGTTAATGAAATAATAACAGACAATGAAGTTAAAATGTGGAATAATAAAGATATTTTGATTCAAGCACAAACTGGTACCGGCAAAACGCACTTTGTGCTTGGTAATTCAAATAAATATGGTTTAATTGATAAAGTTGGTGATTGTAAAATATTATATGTGTACAATAGAAAAAAATTAGGTAGAGAAATAAAAGAAACATTGATTGAAAAATATAATATAAATATTAATTATACAAATGAAGAATTAGACGATTTAGAAGAGATAAAAAATATTACTATATTAAGTTATCAAAAATTAGAATATAAAATAAAAAAATGTTTAGTTGAAGGTAAAGAATTTGATGTTGATGAATATGAATATATAATTTGTGATGAATCACATTACTTTTTAACGGATGCTTCATTTAATAGTGATACTGAGTATAGTTATGAATTGCTAGTAACTGGATGGTGTAGTTTTGTTTCAAATCGCATATTTATAACTGCTACAATGGATGAAGTTAAAGATTTATTTAGAAGAAGTTGTGTATATGAACCTATAGAATATACCTCTGGTAAAGATTATAGTTATCTAAATGTTAAATACTTTAAAAAAAATGATACTATAACAACTCTAATAAAGAATGATGAATCCGAAGATAAATGGTTAATCTTTGTTAAAAGTAAAAAAGATGGCTATGATATGAGAGACTGTTTAAGTTCTTATGGTATACCTTGTGAGTTTATAAACTCTGATACTAAAGAAGAATATATAAGTGATAATAAATTTGATTTCAAAGTTTTACTAGCAACTAAAGTCATTGATAACGGTATAAACTTGAAAGATGAAGAAATAAAACACATTGTAATTAATTCTTACGACCAAGTAACCATGATACAAGAAATTGGACGTGTTAGAGTTCATATTAAAAATGCTAGAGAGATTAATTTATATTTAAATACATTTAGTAAAAGTTTGTTTATAAATAAATTGAATATAGATTATAACCCCAAGATTGAACAAGTTAACTTATTTAAAAATAATCCAAATAAATTCAAATTAAAATACTCTAGCAATCATAGTGTTGTAGATAAGGTTTTATTTAGAGTTACAGACAATGGATACAAATTAAATAATTTAGCAGTCATTAGACTTGAAAAAGACATTGAATTTGCAAATTATATATGCTCTAAGTTTGAAGATGATAAATATGCATATATAAAAGAACAACTTAAATGGTTAGGATTAGAAAAAACATTTAGTGAAAATAACTTTTTAGATAATAAAGTTTTAGATGAAAAATGTGTTGAATCATTAGCTAATTTATTAGAATCTGTAATTGGAGAAAAAATATTAGATGATATGCAAAAAATAATATCAGATACAATAAAAAGAGATTTCAATGGAATCAAGAAAAATATAGATTATAGAACTAAAAAAGCTAGTGTATCAACTTTAAATAGTATATTACAAAATGATTTAAAATTAAATTATATGATTAGTTCTAAGCGTACATCTAAAAGAGTAAATGGAGTTCCAAAAAAATATGTATATTGGACAGTTGTTAAAATTGAAGATTAAATAATAGTTTTGGTAACTTTCTCCCACTTCTACCCCACTATTAAAAACTAAAGGTATTGCTCCTACGGCAACACCTTAAAAAATAAACTAAACTATTAAAAAAACATGAAGGATGGTGAAATAATGTGATAAAAGAATATAAAGATAACAAAGAAGATTTTATAGAAGATATAATGTATAATGTTGAAACTAAAAACTATATACACCCTTCATTTTTAAAGAATGATTTAGACTATATTGCAAGTTGTATTAAAGCTAGTCTAGGAAATTATGTAGTGTTAAAGGAAAAGAATTATGATAAACAGATTTCATTAACTGCTTCAATAAATAAGTATTTAAGATATTTAAATAAAAATAAAGAAGAATCAAATAAATATAAGAAGTATACACGACTTTCTTATACTGTACCATATGCAAAAAGATACACTACTCTTGAAACTGTATATAGCAAAGATATATCTTATTATGAAAGTTTCTTATACTTTTGTGAAGATTTATATGATAATTTACTAAGTGATTATGCTAAAAATAAAGATTATAAAAGTATGTTTTATGAATCTAAAGTTAAGTTTTTTATATTATGTATGCTAGATAAAACTTTAATTGAAACTGATTTCAAATATATAGAAGATGAATACACTTTCAAGCCTAAGTGGTTCGATAATTATTCTAAATTATATAAGGAGATATATATCCATTGTAGAAAAGTAACACAAAGTAACCTTGATGATTATGAAACTACTATTAGGACTATTCTATCGAATTTATATGATACTATTAATTTTGATTTAGATGATAAACAGATAATAAAGTTTGCTTGTAATAAAATAAGATGGATGTTTTTTAGAATGAGAACTGAATTGCCTAAATATAAAATTTATAGAAATCTTAAATTAAGAAGATGTAGACAAGAAAACGGAAAAGCTAATATAAACGATGCATATCATCATGTATTATATAATTGGTTTCATATTAACGCTAGATACAGTTATTCTATATTTACTAAAGATTATAGTAATGAAATTACAATAGATAAATTTATAGATGATATTGATTATATAAATGATAAGAATAAAGAGTTTGTAAAAGATGTATTTAAAATTATAGATAAAAAACAATTCACCTATAGAAAAAATAGAAATGGTGAATGGGATATAAATAAAACTGAAATTGCCAAGAAACTTAAATTAAGTCATGATGCATTTGAAAAAAGAGTAAAAAGAATCAAATTAAGTGCTATAAAAAATGGTGAAATTGTTCCAGATATATCAAGTGAAGAAATAGTTATAAAGCCTAAATGTTACGATAAAAAAGGATTAAAAAGATTATATATACAAGAACAAAATAAAACTACTGCTTATTATATGAATCGTAAAATGGAAAATGAAGTTGAAAGAAATATCAGAATGATGAATTATCCAATGATTACTGCACCAAGAGTTAAAAAATAAATGTCGGATATATATGTATGTATGATTTTGATATTACCTATGTAAAGGTTATTAGATAGTTAATAATTATATCATATAAATAATTAAGTTGTAAATAAAAAATTCGTAAAAATGGTTTACAAATCCTAATTTAAGCATAATAGTAAGTGAAGGGATAAATAGTACAGATATATATAATATCAAATATATTGTTAATCATTAATATAAATTTGATATTATATATATCTACTCTTTTTTTATGTCCACTTTTCTGAAAATAGTCACTCTATATAGTGAATGAGGAAATTATAATTCGAAAAAAGTGGTTGTAAAAATACTCTCTCACCATATATATTTATGAGAAGTAAATTCGAAAAAAAGTAGCCGAAAAAGTTACTCCCGATAGATATATTAATGAGGGATATAAAATTAAAATAATGATTTTAAAGGGTGTCTACCTAAATGGTTGATGCTCTTTTTTTAATGCCATAATGTTAACAAAACTATAACAAATAAGGAGGAAATTAGAATATGAAAGATATAAGATTTAATGATATTTATGATGCTATCGAAAATGAAATGCTTATGAAACATTGGTTAGAAGATAATGAAAATTTAGATAGATTGAAATATGAATTTGATGAAGATTTATATTGTGATGAGTGCAATATCTGGGGGAAATGAAAAATACGAAATGTTAAATGGAGGTGAAATAAAATGAAATTAGATTTAGAATATTTAAATGAATGTATAAATAAATCAAACTACTCTATCAATGATATTTATGCTGAATTGGGAATTTCAAGAATATCATTTTGGAAGAAAAGAAAAGAACAACGACCATTTAAGATTGATGAAATTTTGAAATTATGCTCTTTTCTTAATTTAAATATAACTTATGTATTTATAAAAGAATAGTAAACAAATAAATTATAAAATGGAGGTATGTGTATATGTATAAAATATTTGAATGTAAAGGTGATAAAGGGTATAGAGTTGAATATTTTGATTTAGGAAATAGAGTTGAATTAGTAGTTATGAATAGAAATAATAATAGAAAATATACTAGAAATTATTTTGATACAAGATTATTAAATACTATTATAGAAGGATGTAATAATAATTTAGGTAGTCTTGTTAGTTTTGCAACTAATGTAAATGATAAGCAAGTTCTTGAAAAGCTTAAAATGATATTAAAATGTGAAAAAGTATATTATAAAGAGCCTTATTAATTAGGGTTCTTTTTTTATGCAAAAAATTTTTAAAAAATAAACTAAAAATATAAAACTGTTGGAGGTATAAATATATGGAAATGAAAGATATAATAAGAAAAAAATTAGAAAATGAAGTTGGTAAATATGATAAAAAAGAAATAAAAGTTGCTAATCAAGGTGATAATGATTTTTATGGAGTTCAGCCTTTAGTTAATCAAAATGAACTTATCTATTATAATAAAATACATCATGTGTTACCACACTCAAAGTTTGGTAATGAATATGTGGTTAATTCAATTGATTTATCAGAATATTTAAATGTTGATATAAAGGATGTAAATGATTATATAAAATCTAATTGTCATATAGTTGTAGCTAATGAATACAAGTTATATAAATCAAGAATAGATAAAGATGCTCCATTGACTTCTCTATCTAAAAGCTGGGAAAAATGGATTTATAATGTTGATGCTGCTAATCCAGATTTTAAACATGATGTATTGTTTATAAGTGCTAAAGATTCTAATAAATTTATATCTTACTTTAGAAGAAATAATGAAAGTGAGGTATGTTAATTATGAAAGATAGATTAGGACAACAGAATATTAGCAATGAAGGTTTAGAAATGGTTATAAATGATTACAACGGTGCATCAGATATAAATATATATTTTCCAAAATATAATGTAATACAAAAAGGGTATACTTACAGAAAATTCTTAGAAGGTGGAATTAAATGTAAAGTGTACCCTTCTTTATTTAGTAAAGCTTACATTGGAATAGGTGAACATAAATCATCAGTAGATAATAAGAAAACTAAATGTTATAAACATTGGATGCATATGTTAGAACGCTGCTATTCAGATGCTTATAAAGCTAAATTTCCAGCTTATGAAAACTGTACAGTATGTGATTCATGGTTAAATTATCAAAACTTTGCTAAATGGTATGATGATAATTATTATGAAGTTCAAGGTGAAAAAATGTGTTTGGATAAAGATATATTATCTAATGGTGAAAAAATATATAGTCCAGAAACTTGTATTTTTGTACCTAATAAATTAAATAATATATATACAAAATCTAATGCAAGTCGTGGTACTCTTCCAATTGGAGTTACTTATCATAAACAGAAACATAAATATATTGCAAGATTAAGTAAGTTTAATAAAAATGTTGAATTAGGGGGATATGATACTCCAGAAAAAGCATTCAATGCATATAAACAAGCTAAAGAAAAACACGTTTTAGAAGTTGCTAATTTATATAAATCTAAGATACCAGATAAATTATATAATGCGATGATGGATTTTAAAGTAAATATAAATGATTAAGGTTATGAATTAAGTTTCATAGCCTTTTTTTAAATTTAAATAAAAAGGATGGTAATTAATATGATAAATGAAATAAGAAAATGTAAAAATTCAAAGGAAAAATATGAAATAATAAAAAAATGCGACAGTATAATTGAATTAATAAAAGGATGTGAAAATTTAAATGAGTTATATGAAATCATAATCATTATAAGTTATGATTTTAAATTAGATAACTGTCATCAGAAACGAGATTATTCATCTGGTTCAAATTGGAAATATGCAAAAGGCTATTATTTAATACCCAAGAAAATAAAAGGTGAAACTGAGAGCCATTTAGATACTTTAATATTATCTATAATTAAGAAATTAAATAAAATATATTCAGCTGAAATAAAAGAAATTGGTGATAAAGAATTCTATGAAACACTAGCTTATTCAGAATTATTAGAGGTACTACATTATATAAATAATAATCATGGATTCGAATTTATATTATCTAAATTTGAAAGTGTAGATTTAGTCAATGAGTTTTGCGGATTCATATTATCTATAATAGCAAATAGAAATTATCAAAAAGTTAGAGGAAATAAAACCAACTGTATAATTGCTAAAAGCAGAAAGATAAATGATAGAACTGTATGGAATTATGAATATTTAAATTACTTAGAAATAGATGGAACTATAAAAGATAATAAATCAGATGAAGTTTATAGTATGTATGAATATATTTTAAATCAAAACATTAATTATGCTAACAGTGAAGAATCTGGATTATATAATTATGATAATTATAATGGATTAGATACTGAAAAAATTGATAATGACAATATTACATCTTATTTAGCCAGTAAAATTAATTTATTAACTACTGCACAACAAGATTACCTTAAAAATAATAATGATAAGCGTAATTATCAAATGGACAGAAAAATTCGTGAAAGATTAGTTAAGAAATTAAGCAATGATAAAAACATTGAAATCAAATTGGATTCGTATGGAAATTTAATTCATATCAAATTAAAGGACAATTACTTTTCAATTTTAGATGTAATATTATCACAGAGAAATAATAAAACTAAGTTTTTAAAATTAATAGAAGTTATAAAGAAAAATAATAGATATAGTGATAGATTAATGGATTTGATTTTAGAATTGAAATTTAAGTTCTATCATCCAATAATTAAATACCTTAATGATGACGTTTTGGATATGGTTTATATAGACAGTTCATTTAATCATGTACTATATAAACTTAAATTAAATTTATAGGTATGCACTAAAATACAGTGTATACCTTATTTTATTAGATTAAATAAAATATTAAATGTAAAGGATGTGTTAATGTGGATGATTCAATGATAAATACAATAAATGAATTACAAGAAATAATAGATTTTTATAAATATAGAAATGATACTTTGGAATTATCTGAATTTATATTAGACAAGATGGATGAAAATGAAAAAGTATATGCTACCCTATTCGACATATTAGGAGTATTTGAAGATGATAAGGATAATGTAAATTTTAATTATGTGATTGAAAATATATATTCCATAATAGATAAAATTGAAGATTATATTAGTTATCAAAAATCAAATTTAATTTATATAGGATATGAATTTGAAACAGAAATAGAAGATGATAATAAATGTGGCAATCTCGAGGACGCATTGTACTACGACTGGGAATTATTAGATGATATGGATGATTTAGAGATTGTAAATATAAATGGTAATTGGCATGGTACTACTCCATCATCAAAAAAAGAATATGAAGATATAAGAATGTATTATTAGATTGATTTCTGATAGTACATTTTTTTAATTTAAGGAGGTAATTGATATGTTAGATATGGAATATTTATTAAGTTTAAATAGATTAAGAGACAAAAAAATAAAGGGTACTGGGGTAATAAAAAAAGTAGAAATCTGTACTAACCCTCATAAGGTACTTAAAGAAACAGAAAATTACACATATAAAACAGTAGAAGTTTTAGATGGAGCTTTAATAGATTTGGACAATAAGGGAATTGTAGATGAAATTGTTAGAATGACTTTTCATGATGAAGAATATGTAAAATCTACATGTGACTATCAAAAGGTAAACGGGAGATGGAGACGCTTAGAAGGTTTCTATTTGAGATATAAACAAACAGATGATTCACACCCTTTTAATTTGTTGTTTAGAAGTGCAGAAAAAGTTGTTTTATCTAAATTGTCTAAATCTGAAAAATCATTTGAAGAAGATTATAGAAGTTATGCAAGACTACTTGTATTTGAAGTACTATGTGGGAAAAATGACAAATTCAATAAATCATTTAATAATACATTTAATCTATCTTTTACTGTTTTAGATGATGTAAAATCAATGCTTACAGATTATGAATTAGCAAAACATATTAAATCGTATATAAATAAATATATAGCTAGGCAAATTTTAAATGATATGTATAATGGCAGAAATCAAGATGTACTTTATACTAGAAAAAGAAAAGATAATGTGGAGTGCAAAGAAACTAAATATCACAATAATATCTCATTAGATAGAAATTATAATGATGATGATTCATCTGATTTACATGGACTTATATATGAAGGTGTATATGAAGATAATCACAATTCAATACTAGATAGTGATGTAAAATTATATGGTGAAACTTTAGAATCTGAAAAAGGTTTTGAGATATACAAATATATATTTGATAATATTGAAAAAATAGTTACTAAACCTCAATTAAAATACTTTAATGACTGTTTAAATGGTGATGGATATATATATGATTCAACTACTAAATCAAAGTATAAAAAGTCTATACAGAAAAGTATAATCAATTTCTTTAATGGAAATAAGAATATCAAAGATATAAATGATAAATATAAAATAATTAGAAATAATTTAGCTGATGATTTACTATTTATCCTTGATAGTTTGGATAATGTTCAAAGACTTGATAAGTTAATTGAGTTCTTAAAAAAAGATAATTATAAAGCTGATTTTATAATTGATATGATATATGGATTAGATTTAAAATATAGACAAGACTTAACTGCTCTACTCTTAGGTAAAGAAATAGATAAAGAAAAATATGCTAATGGTAAATTTATTTATATATTAAACTTATTACAAAGACATTTAATATTTATAGATGCTCTATCAGAAACTGAAATGTTTATGTTTAATAAAGTTGAAGTTGACCCGATAAAATTTGAAATAAAGCAATATATAGAATCTAATGTATTTAAAGATAAAGAATTTGGATTATTACCTTCACGACCAGTAGCAGGATATATATCATTTAATAATCTACATGATTTTATGAATGAAAAACTAAGATATAATATTCCTAAAAATAAGATAAAAAAAGTTATAAAATTATATGGATATGAAGTTAGTTGTAAAAAATCATGTACCATTAAAGGATATGCAAGTTACAAAGTATTTAGGTGTTAAATTAATTTAGTGTGACATCTAAATTTTCATTATAAATCGATATGACAATTAATACATTTCCTATCCTCCCCTATTGAAATTACTCTATTTAATTGATAGGACAAACTAATTATTTATAGTCAAGTATAATCCTTAAACATTCAATTTATACTGTTTTATAATTAATTTGTCATATCATTATTGTTTCACGATTATCTTAAATGTTATAAAATTTTCCTATTATAAATGCCCCTATTCCGCATATATGATATATTTTGTGATATAATATAAATAAATAGAAGTTCCAATTTCATTGGCGTGAGAGAGGACTTCCAAAATAAATAAGGTTATTTCTTTTTATTAAACTTGATGTTCCATTAAAAAATTAATGTTTTTTAGTTTTAAAATTAAGTTTTAAAAATGAAAATTTAATTTTTACTTCTAAGTCGCTCTCTCGCACAGAGTGGCTTTTTAATTTATATACACTATATCTTCTAAGAGATGTCCTATGGCAACTATTTTACTTTATTTTTTTGAAATTAAAATCATTTTATAACTCTATGTATTCTCTTATTACATCTATTATAAAATCTGCACTTTCTGGTGTATAGTTAGGAGAAATAGAAAATGTTATAAAGTCAAAGTCCCCCTTATATTTTACATTGTCGATGTTTTTTAAAACTTTAAATGGAACTTCAGGCTCTAATATAGAATCATTTAAGTATTCTGTTTCCTTCAATTCTCTTTCTTCCCTAGTCTTAAAATTAAGAAACCCTGTTGTTCTATATTGATTGTATCGTAATTGTATTGTTTTACTAGATTCCTTTAAATCTTTCATAATAAGTCTCGAGTAATCATCACTCTGTCCATTTGGATTACAAATATATGTAAGCTTTGAAACCCATCTAAAAGCAATTGCAAATAAAAGATAATCGTGTATTCCCGGAATTAAATATTCTTCAAACTGATTTTTATAATCTTCAATATTACTTCTTTTATCTACATCTAAACTCAATAGTTTTTCAAAAATAAAAAATGATGTACCAGATAAAAACCCTAAATCTGCATGAGAATCTATATGAATTACCTCAAAAGGTGCTTTAAGTGATTTAGTGTTTATTAAATCTCTCCAATAATCCAATGCTTCATTATGATGCTGTACTATTTTACCTTTGATTTTATTAGTTTTTGAAAGTCCTAAATTATTTTCTAAAAAACTAATGACTTTATTTCTATCCCAAGGATTACAACTTTCCTTAGCTCTATTTGTACAACTTTGTTTTATAAGATAAGGTGGTTTTTCTAAAAAGTAATCCATATCAATATCTAAAATTTTATACATTTTAATTACATCCTCTCTAATTCCTATATTATGAAAATATGCTAATATCATTTATCACTATTTTATAATTCTACATAAATATCCAAAATCCTCCAATTTATACTTATTGAATAAAAATATATTGATATGTTATATTAACTTCATGAGGTGATGAAAAAATGAAGGGAAGTGTAAGAAAAAGGGGAAATTGCTACCAATATTATTTTGATATTGGAACTACTCCAGAAGGAAAAAGAAAAAGGAAAACTAAATCTGGATTCAAGACAAAAAATGATGCTGAAAGAGAATTACGAATAGCAATACAACAGTTTGAAAATGGATATGTTACCAATGAATTATATTATCATGAGTTTTTAAATTATTATATTGATAATTATGTGGAATTGAATTGTAAATACAATACGGTTAGATTATATAAAAGTTTGATTAGAAATCATTTATCAGATATATCACATTATAAATTAAGTAAATTAAATAGTTTGATGTTACAAGAATTTTTAAATAATAAATATAAATCTGGAATTAGTAGAAATACTTTACTAGCTATACATAGGCTATTAAATTCAAGCATTAAATATGCTTATAGTATAGGTTACATAAATAATAATCCAATGATAAATGTTAAATGTAATTATAAGTACATCTTAGAAGAAAAACAAATTATATCATATGAAGTCATGAATGAGATTCTAAGATATACTAAACCTATTGATAGCTATTTTATACCTTTGAGCATAGGATTTTATACTGGAATGCGATTAGGCGAAATTTTATCTTTAAAATGGAATAATATAGATTTACATAAAAATATAATAACCATCAAAACTACAATGATTTATAAGGATGATGGAACTATCCAAGATATACCGCCTAAAACTAGGCTAGTATAAGAACTATATCAATTCCAGATAAACTATCGAATGTATTAAAAGAATATAGAATTAGAAATATAAATGACTATGTTTGTTTATCGCTTAATGGCGACAGATTAAATAAAAAACATATAGAATACATGATTAAAAAGATTAATAAACAATTCAATATATCATTTAACTTTCACATTTTACGACATATGCACGCAACAATGTTAATTGAATCTGGATGTAATATCAAAAGTGTATCTAAAAGATTAGGGCATAGCAGCGTGAATATAACTTATAACACATATATTCATTTAACCGATAAAATAGAAAAGGAAACTATTGATATTTTAAATAAATTGTAA